CTCGATCACGCGGCCGATGTTCGTCAGGATCGGCTCCAGCACCTGGCCGATGGGGTCGATGATCGCCGTGAGCCCAGCGGTAATCTCGGCGAACGCGGTGGCGACGCCTTCGCCAAGACCGACGAACGGCAGCAAGAGCGAGCCGCGTAGCCCCGCGGTTGCAACGGTAAGCTGATCGAGGGCAGCGCCAAAGTCATCGACGCGCTTGCGATCCAGACCGACGAGTACACGACCGAAAAGTTCGATGTCGCGGGCCGCGCCTGGAATATTGCGAAAGAACGGCAACAATTCGGACCCAGCTCGTCCGAAGAGAGCGACCGCCGTCGCGGTGCGTCGAGCAGGGTCTTCGATTTTGTTGAGAGCATCGCCGATAGCAAGGTACTGCTGCTGCGGGTCAAGCGACTGCAACTCTTCCGCCGTCACGCCGATCTCAGCAAGTGCCTTCTGTGCAGCCTTGCTCTCTTCATCCACGCCCAGCACGCTCTTCTGCAAGCGACCGAACGCCGCACTGACAGCGTCGATGCTTGTGCCGCTGCGCCGCGCTGCCTCTTCAAGCGTCTGAATGAACTCGAACGACACGCCGAGCTTGTCGGCGGTGTTGCCCAAGTTTTCCACGCGATCATCCAGGGAGGTGAGCCCCTGCACGACAGCCGTCGCCGCCGCACCAAACGCTGCCACGCCAGCCACCGCAGCCGTGAACGGGTTCACGAGCCCAGCCACCGACGCCCCGATGCTGGTGAGCCCCTGCGACAGCCCGCCGCCGAACACGCGGGCGAGCCCCTCGCCAGCAGATGACAGCCCCGAGAGCCTGCCCGCCACGTTGCCAATCGGGCCGGGCAAGGCAGACAGCACGCCAGACAGTTCGTTGAACTTGAGGGCACCGCCGTCGCCGGCCGCGTTCGACGCCGCCGCGTACTTGTTCGCCTCGACAGTCGCCTTGGCAAACGATTCAGCCGACCGCTGCACAGCCAAGCCGTACTGCGTCTCATCGAGCAACCCGGCATCGCGGAGCCGATTCAACTCGGCGATCGACTGCTCGTATGCCTTGGTTGCCCGCTGCTCTTTAGTCAGGTTGGCTTCGACAATCTGAGCCGCACGACCGAGATCATCGGCAGCATCGCTCGCCGCCGCCTGCAACTGCTCGAGCGACCGGGCGTAGTCTTGCGGGCTGGTCAGCCCGGCCTTGAGGCTCTCGGTCAACGCCCGCAGGCGAACCTCGAACTTTTCCTGTTGCTGCGCCGCCGCAGCCGACTCGCTGCCGAACTTCCGAAACACCGCCGTGACGCTGGCGGCCTCCTTGTCCAACTGCTGCAGCGCCCGCTCCACGGGCGAAAGACTCTGCCGAACGCCGGTCGCGTCCGCAGAAATCTTCATCGCCAGTGAGAGCACGTTCGCCATCAGTCGAACCCAAGTTGCTTTTTCAGATCCATAATCACGTCGCGGGCCTGCACCTCGTGCTGCGGCGGCTCTTCGATCGGATTGAAGTCGCTCGCCCGCGGTGCCTTGCCCTTCTCGCTGTACGGTGCCAGGATCGCCGAGACGGTCAGGCCGGTCTCGGCCCAACTGTCAGGGATCGCCTGGTAGTACCGCGTGAAGGCCATCCACTCGCCGAGCTCACGCGACGACATTCGCCGCTCGATCTCGCCGACCGTCATGCCAAGGTGCCCCGCCAGACGAAACAGGAAACGCCTCGTCGGGCGGATGTTTAGTTTTTTGCCAAGTCCTCCACGTCCGATTCCGACATAGCGTTGTGCTTCATCGCCTTGTCGAAGAGCTTCGACACGACCTTCGCCGACTTGCCCGCCAGTTTCTCAACTTGGTCATCGGTATAGACGCGCTCGCCTGTGTCGGGATGGCAGAGGCAGCGGGCGAGAAACTTTGCTCGGAAGTTGTCGATCCCGGTTTCCCTCTTTCCGATCCACTCTCGCTCGTAGGCGTCACGCTCGCCGACCGTCATCACGCGGATGCCGAGCGTCATGTTGCCCCACTCCTTGACCGTGACCTTGAGGATGCCGAGGTCTTCGGATGCGAGAATCTGTGCCGCGAGTTCTTCAACTGTCAGTGCCATGCGCTTTACTCCTGGACGATGCGAAACACGCCTTTGAGGCGATACACGTCGTTCACCTTCGCACTGATGTCAAGCGTCTGGCAGATGGCCTTTGTTGAGAACGTGAGGCCGCTGCCACCGAAGGAAAGCACGCCCTTCGTGCCGTACTGGCTTAGGCTTATGGCCGACGACGAAGTCGAAAGGCTAGACACCTCGACGGTGCCGGCGTCAACGGCGAAGACGCCTTGCCGGGCCAGCGGCAAAGAGCCGCCGGCGTTGACGCGATACTCCGTCACCTCGCCGATGGCATTGCCGCGCCAGCTAACGGTGACCCCGGTGCAGTAGCCAGCCATGACGGGCCTCCGTCAGGGCGACTACACGCGAGCGATGCGGATCGTCGCCTGACCCCGGATCGCGTCGTTCACAGCCAGCGTCAGCGTGCTGGAGTTCACCGTGTAAGCCACGCCAGCCAGGAGCGAAGTGCCGCCCGTGCTGATCGAGCAAGTGCCGGTCGCGCCGTCCGCGATGATCGAGCGGCCGAGGTAGTTGAACTGCACCGAGCGGCCCGTGTCGGTCGTGCTGCCCTTGAGGGGGCGGTCGATGGTGGCAAGTTGAGCGCCCGTGGTCAGGCCCAAGTGCGAAACGTCGATCTTCTCTTGATCAGCATTCGGGTCGTTGTAGGTGATGACGATGTTGGAAACCGTATATGCCGTGTTGCCCAGCAAGAGCGACGTTCCGACGCCATCATGGGGAGTGACTGACATTTCTGAGTTTCTCCTAGTTCTCGACCCACATCACGGAATACGTTTGCGTCACGCTGTAGACCGGCGGCATCTCGCCGCCCGCCAACTGCACGAACCCGTCGGCCTCGTTTTCGAGGCTGACGTTCTTCACTACTACGGATTCTGCCTCGCCGGTGCCGAAGCCATCCAGAACCCGGCGGCACTTGTCAGCGAGGTCTCTTACTGCCTCGTATGTGGTGGCGTAGCAGTCCACCGTGAGCAGTACGGTCGGCGAGCCCATCGGCCCGGCGAGGGTGTGTTCCCGCTGGACGCCCGACCGCCGCCAGGTGATGAACGGCAGATCGGCCGTCGCCGGGGCGATGACCGGGTAGACCCGCGTGCCGACCATCGCCGCCACGTCGGCATCGCCGACCAGGGCAGACCGGCAGACCTGTTCGGGGCTCTTGAGCGGCATGAGGCACTATGCCACGCCCGGCGGGGTGGCTTGCAGGCTAGCCGGGGCCGAGGGTGTCGGTGCCGGTGATCGAGCCCGAGTCGCGGACCCGCAGAGCAGCCCACGCCTCGCCCAGCGACAGGGAAAGTTCCCGCTGGAGGTACTCGGCCACTCTCGACTGGGTGTCGTTGAAGGCCGTCAGGACGGGCGGGCGACCGGAGGTGCCGCCGGCCGGCATGGCCGGGATGACGATGGGCGTTTTTGACTTCTTGAAAAACGCTCGCGGATACGCTGGCTCAGTCTGGACGCGATGCCCAGGCCCACCGCGCGGCGGCCTCGGAGTCGGCACCATGTCGAAGTCGCCCAGCCGGTTGAAGCTCGACGCGATGTAAGCGTTCTGTCCGCTCACCCAATGCACGACGCCCTTGCCGCGGACCGTCTCCTGCCGTCCGTTCCGCACGCGAGTGAACGGCTTCGTGGGCGACGCCCGCTGGTACGGCGTGTTCGAGTATTTGCCGACCCGCCGCACCTGGGTGCCGAACTCCAGCCACCACTGGTGGAAGCCTCGATCCGGCCCCGCTCGCACCGAGCCGCCCGCCGCGCTCGCGCTGGCCGCCGCCCCGGCTCGCTGGTAGCCGACGATGCCGACCGCCACGCCCGTGTTGCGATACTTCACCACCTTCTGAGCCACCGCCCGCTTGAGGTTCCCCGTCGGGCCGACCGGCGTCACCTCGCGGAGCCGCTGATAGAGCGGCTGGATCGCCTTCTCGATGGCGTCGCCCAGCACGTCGGCGGCGTCGGCCTTCGGAAAAAATGCCTTGATGTTGTCGCGGAGCGACCGCAACTCGTCGGTGTTGATGCTCAACTGGATGCCGGCGACAGCCATGGCTAGATCGTCTCCTGGCAGAGCAGCTCGTGCTCGCTGCGGTTGGCGTGCTCGAGGAGCGACACGATCTCCAGCGTGCGGCCACGCCACACGATCCGCATCCGCTGCGTCAGGCCGGTCAGGAATCGCATCCGCACGCGGTGCGAGATCTCGGTCTGCTGCTGCCCGGCCAGCAGGAACTCGCGGGCCGTCACGCCCTGCACGCTGGCCCACACTTCAGCGAACGTCGTGTCGTAGACGGGCACCATCTCGCCCATCGAGTTTTTCGTCTCTCGGTAGGCCAGCACGGTGATCCGCTCGCGGAGGTCGCCGGCCTTCATCAGGCGATGCTCCCCTCGCCAACGATGACGATCTTGTAGGGAGCCCCAGCGGTCGAGGCGATGAACAGGCTAGAAGCCGTCGTTCCCGCCGCGGTCGGGTCCGTGGCGAGCAGGATGCCGCCCGGAGGGACGCTGCCCGAATACGCTCCCGTCACAGTCAGCGTGTGCGTCGCGCCTGTGTTCTCAATGTAGAGCACCTTCGCGGCCGTGAACGAAATCGTCACGCTCGCGCCGTCGCGGGTGTCGGGCAGCGACGACAGCTGCAGCGTGTCGGTGCCGCCAGACGTGCGAGAGTCGCTGTAGATCAGTTCGGCCTGGTTGGCCCCGGTGCCGTCGCCCAAGGCCAGGAAATGCTCGGCCTTCGTCACGCGGGTGTTGCGGGCGATGTCGGCGGTGTCGGTTTCGATGCCGACGATGCGACAGAGGATTTCGGCCGATAGGCTCATGTGTACGACCCCCACGAGACGGTATCGAGCAGCCGCTTCGCAGCGTCGGGCATCGCGCCGTCGCCACGCTTCTCGTAGAGCTCGTGGACGCACATGAGGATCGCCGACTTCACGCGCTGCGGCACGGTGGTCGGATCGCCGTAGCCGGCCCACCACGTCACCGTGACGGCATTCTGGTCGATCAAGTGGCTCGGCCACGAGCCGGCGTAGAGGGTGCGGATGGCCCCCGGAGTCGAGTCGCGGTCAATCCGGTACTCCGACGCGGCGAGCGTCGCCGTGCCGCCAGCCTCGCCCGTGACGTAGGTGATCGTGACCGCAGTGGCCGTGCCCGACGCGATCATCGGCGGGCGGGGCAGTTCGATCTCGGGCGGGAAAGCGTCGAGCTTCATCACGAGTTGCTGCGTCACGAGAGCCCGGTCGATGT